TGGGTGCGTGTGCGTAGCTCCATATGTCCTAACCACCCGCACACGTTGTGCTAAGCATCCGCACATGATGTGCTAAGCGTCCGCACAACAGAGAAAGAACAGTGTGCACACGCCAATATGATACCTATGGAAAAGCAAGAGAGGGTGGTTTATAAAAGGATTCGCCTATAACTAAAAGAAGAAAGCATATCTTTCAGACGATAAAAGATAGCTTTTAAAGAAGCGAAAGAAAGTATGTATTACATAAAAAAGTCCCAGACCTTTATGTAATTATCGAGATACTTGATTTCTTTGTTTATATGTTTTATCCTGGAATAGCGTATAAAACAGCAATTAACTCACAGATAAAAATAGTACAAAGAATGATAAGTGATGAGAGGGTTAATCAGTGACTGTAAACCCAATAAACCAAGAAGAGAACGCCAATAGCCACGATGCTTCCCACGATTTGCAGAATTCTGTTCAGCTTCTTGCGCCGCCGTGCTGCTTGTGAGGTGGCATTGTTATGAAATCCTCTCCCATGATTAGTATAGTCGTATCGTTGTTTTGCCATCGTTACCGATTATGTTCTAAATACAAAGGAACCTAAGTGTAAAACTAAATTCCCCCTGGTTTCAAATCTTCGTGATGGACAAAGATACGTAAATATACGGATATATCGTGTATATATCCGTATATTTTATGTTTTTTTAAAAGCGGAAACTCAACTCAACATCAACCATAGAGTAGTTTGGTTCGGCTAAACTACGATCGTGAACATAAGAGTAGAACCCACTTAATTGTAAGCTTTTGGTGAACTGATAGTCAAGTCCCATGTCATACTGTGTACGCTGTTTTGCAGCACCTTCCGATGGTTGGTACATGTCATAACGTGCTTTAGCATGCAGTTTCTCGCGAATGATAGGTGCAATGACAAGTGCATAAACGCCTTGTGCCTTATCTCCGTTGCTGCTTAAGCTACAGTCTTTGGCTGCAGCATCATCCGTATGAGAAAGACTTTTAGCAAAGGCGTAGCCCGTAGAGTGCACATATTCTGAACGTAATGTCCAATCATTGGCTTTGTATTCAGCGGAGAAAGCATAACGACGCTGCTGTAATTTGCGCACACCAGCCTGTGGATTGCCAGCATCATCAGTCCATGTACCCTTGCGAGCATAGGAACCTGTCCAGCCAAAGCAACCCAATCGGAGTCCTTCAACAGGCATAACCCATATACCACCGATGATATTCTTCTGCTGATCAACGTCTTTTACGTTTATTCCCTGACCATCAAAGATGCCTACTTGATAGTGGAATAGGTTTCTTCCGGCTGCATTTTTAATGAGATCACCTTGTACCTGCAAACCAATGTCACGTCCATTGGAAGGGTGAGCACCTGCTCTGTCGGCGAAACCAGCCAACTTTGAGATGCTTTGTCCTACTCCCATGAAGCCTTGATCGATAGGATGAATAGGGTTGTCGAAAGTAAATGGATTCTTGAACTGTCCCACTTTCACACGGAAGAAGTCATACTTCTGCCACTCAACGAAGAGGTCGACCAAGCGAGGAGAGGCTCCTAAGGTAGAAGTATTACCATTAAACTGCAGCTGTGCCTTCCAATACCAATCATCAAGGATGCGTCCATCAAGCGATACACGACCTAAACGAAGATTGAAAGTGTTAGACTTGTCTGCCTTCATTCCATTGTACTGATACTGTACAATAGCAAATCCAGACAGCTTAACGTTGCTCACCCATTTGGGAGCTTGCGCATTGCCCACGATAGAACATAGCAATAGGGCTGCTGAAAGAACTGTTTTTTTCATAATTATATGAATGTTGATTTAGGATAATAATATCAGATTCATTCTCAAGTATCAATGTTGCAAAGATAATATTTTAGGGTATAAGTACAAAATAATATACTTATTTTATTGTTTTATGGCATTATTCTTTCTGAAGAAGATGAAAGACTACTATATTAATAAGGTGTAAATTCACCGTTAAAGATAAAAACAAAAACTTCTCCTCATGATAATAACAGTTATTATCACAGGGAGAAGTCTGTGTATCTTATCGCTTCTTCAGTAAGACAACGTTCTCTACATGGGGTGTATGAGGGAACATATCGACAGGTTGAACAGCAGCTACTTTGTACTCACTATCCAACAAAGCCAGGTCGCGTGCTTGGGTCGATGGATTGCAACTGACGTATACAATACGCTCCGGATGTGCCCCAAGGATGACATTAACAACGTCAGGATGCATGCCGGCACGTGGTGGGTCAGTGATGATAACATCAGGACGACCGTGCTTTTGGATGAAGCTTTCGGTCAGAATGTCCTTCATATCACCTGCGTAAAAGAGTGTGTTACTGATATTGTTTACCTCAGAATTAACCTTAGCATCCTCAATGGCTTCCGGTACATACTCAATACCAATGACCTTACGGGCGTTTTTAGCAACGAAGTTGGCTATTGTTCCTGTACCAGTATATAAGTCATAGACAAGTTCATTACCTGTAAGATCGGCAAATTCTCTAGCTACGGCGTATAGATGATACGCCTGTTCCGTGTTCGTTTGATAGAAACTCTTGGGTCCAACCTTGAACTTCAGGTCCTCCATAGTCTCATAGATATGATCCTTACCTTTGAAGACTGTGAGGTCAAGGTCATTGAATGTGTCATTACCTTTCTGGTTATCTACGTAGAAAAGAGAAGTAATCTGAGGGAAACGGTCGGCAATGTGTTGCATCAAAGCCTTTGCCCGTTCATCGTCTCCGTCCTCATCATAGTGGAATTGTACAAGCACCATCCATTCACCTGTATTGGAATTGCGCACCATAATATCACGTAGCAACCCGTGTTGAGCACGGATATCATAGAAAGTCATCCCACTTTGCAATGCATAATCCCTGATATCGTTACGGATTTCGTTGCACAGATCATCCATCAACCAGCACTTCTCAATAGGGTAAATCTTATCAAAAGCCCCCGTAATATGGAACCCAATAGCACCTTCGGATAAGCCAACTCCCTCTGGTAAAGCCTGCAGTTCTTCTGCTGTATACCAACGTTTGTTGGCACATCCGAACTCCAGTTTGTTACGATATGCCTTCGTATGCACTGAACCCATGATGGGTTGGAACTCCGGAAGTTCCACTTTCCCAATCCTACTCAGCTGGTCATACACCTGCTGTTGCTTTGCTTTTAATTGCTCACTGTAGGGAAGATTCTGCCATTTGCAGCCACCGCAGATGCCAAAATGCTCACACATTGGTTCCACACGGATAGCACTCTTGCTGATAAAGCGTACGACGGTAGCCTCACAATAGCTCTTTTTCTTCTTCCGTATCTGCAGATCTACAACGTCGCCAGGTACAACAAAGGGGACAAACACCACTTTATCATCTACGTGTGTGATACATTTACCTTCGGCTGCCACAGCCTCTATCGTGACATTCTCAAGTATAGGGAATGGCTTTCTCTTTCTACTCATAATCTGTTTTGTATTTCATTGCAAAGTTAATGATTTTTTCCTGTTTGCCATATGCTATGCTTGTTTAATGCAATCTGTGCTCGCTAACAATGCAAAAATGTAAGGTGAAGTTTGCAATTTTACTTAAAAAGTTTGTTGAATTACCCTTTTATTGGTATATTTGCACTTAGGATATAATAACTAAAATACATTATCATTTATAACTATGAGCGAAAAAAGAGTTTATACCTTCGGTAATGGGAAGGCAGAAGGTAAGGCCGATATGAGAAATCTTCTTGGTGGTAAGGGCGCTAACCTAGCGGAGATGAACCTCATCGGAGTTCCTGTTCCTCCAGGTTTCACCATTACCACAGACGTTTGTAACGAGTATTTTGAGAAGGGTAAGAAGACTGTAATAGGTTTACTAAAGGCAGAAGTAGAGAACAGTGTCCATCATATAGAGACACTTATGAACTCAAAATTTGGTGATCCAACGAACCCTCTCCTTGTCAGTGTTCGTTCTGGAGCACGTGCATCAATGCCTGGTATGATGGATACCATTCTAAACCTCGGTCTTAATGACACCGTTGTAGTTGGTTTAGCACAGAAAACTGGTAACGAAAGATTTGCCTTTGACAGCTATCGTCGTTTCGTACAGATGTATGGAGACGTAGTGTTAGGCATGAAACCAGTCAATAAAGAAGATATTGATCCATTTGAGGCAATCATTCAGAAGGTAAAGGCTCAGCGTGGTATTAAGCTCGACAACGAAATGACTGTTGAGGAGTTGAAGCAGCTCGTTGTACTTTTCAAGCAAGCAATCAAGGACCAAACAGGTAAGGATTTCCCTAATGATCCAATGGAACAGCTATGGGGTGCCATCTGTGCAGTGTTTGATTCATGGATGAATGAGCGTGCTATTCTCTATCGTAAGATGGAAGGAATCCCACAAGAATGGGGTACAGCTGTAACCGTTCAGGCGATGGTCTTCGGTAATATGGGTGACACTTCAGCTACTGGTGTATGCTTCTCTCGTGATGCAGGTACTGGTGAGAACCTCTTCAATGGTGAGTATCTTATCAATGCACAGGGCGAGGATGTTGTAGCAGGAATCCGTACTCCACAGCAGATTACAAAGCAAGGTTCTCTGCATTGGGCTGAACAACAGAACATCGATGAGGAGACAAGACGGAGCAAATATCCTTCTATGGAGGAAGCAATGCCTGACTTGTACAAGCAATTATATACTCTACAGGACAAGTTAGAGAAGCATTATCACGACATGCAGGACATGGAGTTCACCGTACAGGAGGGTAAACTCTGGTTCTTACAGACACGTAACGGTAAGCGTACAGGTACTGCTATGGTTAAGATTGCCATGGATCTGTTGCATGAAGGTGAGATTGATGAGAAGACAGCTCTTCTCCGTTGCGAACCCAATAAGCTCGATGAACTCCTTCACCCAGTCTTTGATAAGGAGGCTTTAGCGCAGGCACATGTGTTGACACGTGGTCTTCCTGCATCACCAGGAGCCGCTTGTGGTCAGGTAGTGTTCTTTGCTGAAGATGCTACAAAGTGGCATGAGGATGGTCATCAGGTCATCATGGTACGTATAGAAACCTCCCCTGAGGACCTTGCTGGTATGTCTGCTGCAGAGGGAATCCTTACTGCTCGCGGTGGTATGACATCTCATGCAGCTGTTGTGGCACGTGGTATGGGTAAGTGTTGTGTCAGTGGTGCTGGTGCTATTATGGTTGATTATAAGGCACGAACAGTAGAGATTGACGGAACAATCATCCGTGAAGGTGATTATATTTCATTGAATGGTTCAACAGGTGAAGTTTATGCTGGAGAAGTAAAGACACGCCCTGCAGAAGTGACAGGTGACTTTGCTGAGCTGATGGATCTCTGTAAGAAATACACTAAACTCGTTGTACGTACCAACGCAGATACGCCTCATGACGCAGAAGTGGCAAGTAACTTCGGTGCCGTAGGTATTGGTCTTTGTCGTACAGAGCACATGTTCTTCGAGAATGAGAAGATCAAAGCGATGCGCGAGATGATTCTTGCTGATACCACAGAGGAGCGTGAGAAGGCTCTTGATAAGCTCCTTCCTTACCAGAAGCAGGACTTCTACGGTATTCTCAAGTGCATGGATGGCATGCCAGTAAACATCCGTTTGCTTGATCCACCATTGCATGAGTTCGTTCCACATGACCTGAAAGGTCAGGAGATCATGGCTCAAGAGATGGGTGTGAGCGTACAGTTCATTCAGAGTCGTGTGAATTCTCTCTCCGAGCACAACCCAATGTTGGGTCTTCGTGGTTGTCGTTTGGGCAACACATTCCCAGAGATTACAGCCATGCAGACCAAGGCTATCCTTGGTGCAGCTATCCAATTGAAGAGAGAAGGATATAACCCTAAGCCAGAGATTATGGTACCATTGGTTGGTATTGTCAATGAGCTTGATATCCAAGAGAGCATCATTCGTAAGGCAGCAACAAAGCTCTTCAAGAAGGAAGGCGTTGAAGTTCCATTCAAGGTTGGTACAATGATTGAGATTCCTCGTGCTGCTTTGACAGCTGATGTCATTGCAGAGAAGGCAGAATACTTCAGCTTTGGTACTAACGACCTTACCCAGATGACCTTCGGTTACAGCCGTGATGACATCGCAAGCTTCCTCCCAAGTTATCTTGAAAAGAAGATCTTGGATGTCGATCCATTCCAGGTTCTCGATCAGAAGGGTGTTGGTCAGCTCATCCAGATGGGTGTTGAGAAGGGTCGTAAGACACGTAAGAACCTCAAATGTGGTATCTGTGGCGAGCATGGTGGTGAGCCAAGTTCAGTTAAGTTCTGCCACAGAGTGGGCTTGAATTACGTCAGCTGTTCACCTTTCCGTGTACCAATCGCACGATTGGCAGCGGCACAGGCAGCAGTGGAAGAAATGTAGTAATTTGCTAAAATTCAATATGTTAGGCGGTATACCACGTGTTTACGTAGGTGTCCCGCCTAATTTGCATAAGGAAGAAATGTTCATTTTTCACGCTTTATGTGCACTTTTGAATAGTAAAACTTACCAAAACTTACAATACGTGTGTAAAGGAGTACTTACCATCAACTTACCAAATACAACGAACGATTATGGCAATATTTAAGGCAGTAGTCAGAAGACCACGCAAAGATGGATTCTGGCAGGTATATATCAGAGTAGGCGTAGGCGTAAAGGTCGGATATATTACAACTGGCAAGTATGTAACAAGTAAGGGGCTTAGTAAGACGAACGAAATTACCGACCCATACGTTTTGCAATATTGCTCAAGTCTGATCATCGAGTACAACGATAGGCTTAACAGAGTGAATACATCAAGATGGACAGTGAAGCAAGTGGTTGACTTTTTACGCACAATGGACTCTGACTTATGTTTCAGTGAGTACGCACGTAAGCACATTGACAGAATGGTTGACCGAGGGCAGCAACGCAATGCACGCAACTATGAACTTGCCTTACAACATCTTGAACGTTTTGCTGGTACAACCAAAGTCATGTTCTCTGAACTTACTTCGTTATTTATTAACCAATGGATAAAATCTCTTGAAACAACAAAACGTGCGAAGGAGATGTACCCTATTTGCATTCGTCAAGTGTATAAAGCTGCTCTTGTAGAATACAACGACTACGATAATAATCTCATCAGAATTAAATCCAATCCTTGGATAAGCGTTGAGATTCCAAAGGCGGACAGACCAGAGAAGCTCGCTATAACTCCCGAAGCATGTAGAGAGTTTTTCTTTTTCCCTCTTCCCGAGAGCAAGATGGCGCACCCACTCGAAGAATTAGGACGTGACGTAGCTATGATTGTTATCTGCCTGGCAGGAATTAACACTGTAGATTTATTCCACATGAAGAAGTCTGATTTTTACGATGGCATTCTTCACTATCAGAGAGCAAAGACAAAGATGTTTCGCATTGATGGTGCTTATATGGAAATGCGTGTTCCAGCTATTTTGCAGCCTTTATTTGAGAAATACAAAAGCACAGACGAGGATGATGATCATCTTTTTTGTTTTGCAAAACGGCATACGACATCTGATAGCTTTAGCGCAAATGTAAACATTGGTATTCGACACCTTTGCGAGGCTATGGGAATTGATAAAGATAACGATTATTCTGTTTACACTTTCCGTCACACTTGGGGAACTATAGCACAGAATGATTGTAATGCAAGTATTGAAGAAGTTGCATTTGCAATGAATCATAGTAGCGCTCATAAGGTAACACGAGGCTACATCAAGACAGATTACTCGCCTGCATGGGAACTCAACGAAAAGGTCATTGATTTTATTTTCTTCTCTGATAAACCGTCAAGACGCGAGCAGAAACCAAAAGAAGAACGTTTTAAACTATCATATCGTTACCAAGTACATGGAGAAGCATTTTTTCAAGGACGTAAGTTAGCCGAGATAACTGATGTCGGTTTTAACAATGTTGACGAAGTAATTGCAAAACTTGTCACACAGCTTCCTGATGACATTCCCAATCGTTCAATGGTTATTTTCAAAATAGAGAACCAAGACAAGAAACAATCTGTTGTTTACGAGCGGATGAAAGGCAAAGGTTTCTAATACACTTTTCAACCTACAGAAGAACTTTCTTTTGTAGGTTTTCTTTTTTACGTTCATTAACAAAAGGAATATGCTTCTCGCGTACGTACGCGCGCGGTAGATGTAGATTATTTATTTTACTTTACTTTGTGCACTTTTTTCCGAAGAAATGCGTTTCAAGTGGGATTTCTTCGGAAGAAATGTGTTTCAAGTGGGATTTCTTCGGAAGAAATGCGTTTCAAGTGGGATTTCTTCGGAAGAAATGTGTTTTAAGTGGGATTTCTTCGGAAGAAATAAATTAACGTTCGTTTACAATAATACTTTTGGCTATAAAAACCATATTCCCGACGCCAAGGAAATGGTACAACTACGACATATAGGGAGCATTATAAACGATGTAAAAAACACCAAAGTGCGACATATAGGGAGTATTTTATAAATATTTGTAATTAAATTAGTTACAAATAAAAAGGGGCTATTCTCACGAACAACCCCATTTCAAAAAACAAATTATTCAACTAACTCAGCGATTCAATAATAACGTTTCTATAGTAGTCAATTCTAGAATTTATTTGTCTCCTCCAGATAGAGCGATGAGTCTGTCTTCGATGGTTTTCTTAGTCTCCGTAGCAACGTCAAGAGTCGTTGATTGCAACTTAGGAGCTATATAGGCGGTGAACTTCTCCATTGCTTGGATGCGCTCTTTAGGCTCAAGACTTGCTAAGTCTTTCTCAAATAGGTCAGAGTCATAGTAACTACCAGTAACATTTGCAAGAATACTTCTTACTTTTCCCGAAACTTTATTTGGTGTCCCAGCAACCCGTCCGCCCGTCTTAGGTATGCCTTTAGGTCGTCCACCTTTCTTTTTTTCTGTACTCATATTATTTGGTGTATAAAAAGTTAAACTAACCATGCAAAGGTAATGTATTATTTTCGCAAAAAATAGATAACTTTTAATTGTATATAATATGGGAATGATAGGTGCTGCAGTAGGTGCTGCGGGTAGTATTTTCGGAGGTATAAGCGCAACAAATGCTATCAAGAAGATGAAAGCTAATATTGAAGCTCAACGAAAATCCAATCAAGACTGGTATGATCAGCGCTATAATGAAGACGCAACGCAGCGTGCAGACGCCCAGCGTCTTTTAACGGTGACAGAAGAAAGTATCAAGAACCGTAATAAAGCAGCCGCAGGTGCACAGGCAGTCATGGGTGGCACAGAAGAGAGTGTAGCAGCCGCTAAAGCTGAAAATAGTAAAGCATTATCTGATGCGACAGCCCAGATCTCTGTTAATGCAGACAAGCGCAAAGATTCTATAGAGAGTCAGTATAGGCAACGTGATGCAGACTTAGCTGGACAGCTCAATCAGCTCGAACAAGACAAGGCTAATGCCATTAGTCAAGCTGTTCAGGGCGTAGCTGGTGCTGCTGGTAGTATGCCATTCTAAAATTTCATCATATGAGTAGTTTAAATGACATACTGGGCAGAAAGGCTGAGTCGCCCACGCAACCATCAACACAGCCCATAGCACCTTCTGAGAGACAGGAGGTGCAAGCAGCTATAGGAGTTCCTTCTGAATCAACCCAGAGAGATGAAGATGCAAATTTGCGTAAGAACGGAGCGGTTCCAACTACACAGCCAGGAAAAATAAATATTCCCACCACTACTATTGCCACTACTATCCCTAACGTTGTGCAGCAAGTGGCACAGAAGAGCGAAGAGCATCCGACTGTATCAACTACACCTGCTACTACAGTAGGTAAACAGATGTCGTATGAAGATATATATAAACAGCTTAATCCCTTTACTCCGCCTACCAAAGAGCAGCTTGACAAAGAGCGTAAAAAAGAAAAGCGCGAGAAGATATTCGCCGCGATAGGAGATGGAATATCCGCTCTTTCTAATTTATATTTTACGACAAAAGGTGCTCCCAATATGTATAATCATCGTAATAGTCAGTCTGACAAAGTTGAAAGCAAGTGGGAGAAATTGCGAGCAGATAGAGATGCTAAAATGAATGCGTACGTAAGAGATATTATGAATGCAAAGCAGGCGGACGAAGAAAGAAAGAATAGAGATAGAGCTTGGATGCGTCAGCTTAACATAGATATTTATAATCAAGCAAAAGACGCAGAAGAAGCTAAATACAAGAAAGATAGGGACGACGTTAAAGATGATCAGTGGAAGCAAGCATTTGACCAAAAAGAGCAACAATTCAAAGAGAACCAGGGGCTTAAGAAAGAGACGTTAGAAGAGACTAAACGTACTCACAAGGCCAACGAGGAACTTAAAGGAACCCAAATAGCTGAAACGAGTCGTCATAACAGAGTAAGCGAAGCGCAAGGTGCAGCAAAAATAAGTCAATCTGAAAGTCATTTTAGAGCTACACATAATGCGGATGGAACTACAAAGGGAACTAGTTCAGGTTCTAGCTCAGGCAAAAGTACAGGTAAACAGGAGACTATCAGATTACATGATGGTAGCGTGCACACCTACTCACCCGAGAAGAAAGGTGCTTTAACATCACTCGCTCCTTCAATGATAAGAAAAGCTAAAGCAGCGTCAGAACGTTATCGTAAGTCTGGTGATCGCAAGAATGCGCAGCATTACGCTGCAATAGCAGATGCATTGGAGAAGACTAAGAGTCGAGATGGTATAGCAGCACTGGTCGTTTCTAACGTCGGTGATTTCCCCTCTATGGATAGCGATGTACGCAGCCTAATAGGGGCTACAGGAACTCCTAATACAGGGGGATTCAATGTGAACAGTTATCGTCGTGGAACAAAGAAAACCACAAAGAAAATGACAACCTCAACTAATAGACCACCATTAAATTAAAAAATTATGCCTAACAAGATAACATATACAATTAAAACAGCTGATGGCAAAGAACATCAGGTGTCTAAAGAAAATATCGATAAGTACGGGATTCAGTCATATGCAGATGCATACAAGGGTGCTACTATACGTATGCGTGATGCGCAGAAGGGAGATTATGACATACCATTACAGCACTTCGACAAAGCGAGGAAGCAAGGCCTTCACGCGTTCTCTATTGAGCATACGCCTATTCAAAAGCAGGCTGTGGCGAAACCTACACCTGCTCCAACAGTAAATCCTCGGCAGAATACACCACAAGGTAGTAAGCCTCTTTTGTCAGACTCATTTGGAAAGGTATCGTACAGCTTAAAACCACAGCCCGTAGGTTATAATCTTTCAGAAGAGCACCGTAATGAAGTTCTTGGAGAGCAGGCAAAACGTAGTGCTACTCCATCAAACCCACATGTGCAGCGTGCTGTACAGTTAGGTAACGAAGCTAAAGCAAAGCGTGTAGAGCGTGAACAGAAGCGTTTGGGTAAACCTACAGTAGTCAAAGCATTTGATGATGCTGTGCACGGTGACAAGAAAGCGGCAGAGGAATTGGGCATACCACAGGTAATGCAACAGAAGAAAGATGAGATTGACTACGTGCAGGCAACAGGGAAAGAATTGCGCAACCCTGTTGACGCTGGATTGACATACGATGAAAATGGAGATGTAGTTCATTCTATGTTTGCTCCAACAGTAGCACGTGACGAACAAGGGAACCTCGTAACGAACGAAGCAGGGAAGCCTCTTGTTGGTGTATCGTCAGATGAGGCTCGTGCAGATGCATACGGAGATAGTGTTCAGACAGGCATTGAGGAACAACGTAAGAAAGAAAAGGTTGAGAAGCTTTACAAAGATGCTACAAAAAGTGTCAATGACGCCTTTAATGAAGATTATGAAAAGAAAGAAGCATATCGAAAAGAACATCCATTTCTTGGTGCTTTACGTCAAGCCTTAGAGGGATTTAGTGGAAGTTCTGCTGTAGGTGGAGGAAATGTTTTCCAGTATACTCCAGAGGATGCAAAGGCAGGCATTGCTACTGTAGGAATGCTTACCCGTGCGCAAAAGATGAAAGCCGACGCAGATCGCTATGGAGACGCAGGAGTCCTTAGCCGTCTATATGGGGGCATTATGGCTGGAGTTACAGACCCATCAGCGTATGATTTCGGGATTGCAGATACATTCAATGCAACCAATATATATCGTGCTGCTAAGAACTATGAGGACGGTAAAGCAACTGCTAAAGATAAGATGCTTCTTGACGCAGCGGCTATTGCCAATAACGTCCAATCAGCAGCCTCTGATAAGCTTGGCGGTGCATTCGGAGCAGGTCAGAATCTTGTCGGTACTATTGGGTTTATGGCGCAAATGGCTGCAAATCCAGCCTCTGGAATAGGCAAAGAAGCTGCTGCAAGTGTTGCTAAGACTGTTGCTAAGAGGGCACTGCAGAAATTTGGCAAAGGAGCTATCGCAAAAGCCGTCACAGGACTTGCTAAGGGTGCAACACGTGTAGGTATGGACGCTGTAGAAGCAGGTGTCGTTACTGGTATGTATAGCCCAACAAAGATTGTAGGCGATTATCTCAATCGAAAGACAGGCGATGTACAATCCGATGGCAAGGGTGGTTACATCTTCCAAAACAAGGAATATAGTGATGTAAAGGCACTCGCTAAGGCTATCAATGGTCAGTATGCAGAGAATATCTCTGAAATGTGGGGCGAATATCTACCTGGAGTGGGCAAAGTAAATGCAGCTATTGGTCGTGGTGCGCGTAAGATTGGATTAGGAAAGGTCGTTGATGCTTTTGAACATATGAGTTCATCTAATTGGGCGAAGACATGGAAAAATTTCCAAGAGAGAACCAAGTGGAACGGAATGGCTGGAGAATACTTCGAGGAGGTTGCAAACAACCTCTACAATGCTGTTACCAATGGAGATATGACACTCGACACAGACCCACACACTGGAGTGTTCAACCCAAAGATTAATCTTGATACGTTCTATAGTGTTGCTCTGATGAGTGGTATAATGAGCGGAGTTAACACAGCAGGTTATGCTAGAGAACGCTACAAGGCACCACATGAGCAGCGCAAAACTGACGCACAAGCACGTTCTATTTTTGGAGAGCGTTGGGATGAATACAAGAACGCTATTGATAACGCTGATGAAAAGCAGATAGGTAGCGTAATGGAGAAAATTGGCAATGATAAGTCTTTGTCAGACGCTCAAAAGATTGCAGCCTTACAATATCAATATCGTACAGCTGTAGTGCATGGTTTCAACGCACAAGACACAAAGAATAAGTTGGAGGGTCAGTTTAACGCAATGGATGAAGCCTACAGTATGGGTTACAACGCACAAGGGGATCAAGAGCTCCGTAACACATCTATTCTTTATGATGAGGCGAAAAAGCAAGCCCTTAAAGCTACAGGTTGGGATGAAGAGGGACTTGAGCACATGATGGGTGAAGATGGAGGTGCGTCAACCTTAGGATATATGAAACGCAGTGGTGATTTTAATGACGCGCAACTACAGGCAGTTACTGACTATGCCAATGCACGTGCTGCTTATAATGGTATGATACAACGTGTGAAAGACGATATTGACACAAAAGTGCATGAAAGCAACCTTGAAGCAGAACAGCGCACTAACCTTGATACAGGCGCTATTCACCCTGCAACAATGAAAGTGGATGATAGACAAGTCTATATTGTCAATGGTAACGTTGTTATGCTCCCTGATGGTAGTGGTGTTGATCATGAACACTCTGATGACTTCGTTGTATTGCGTGATGCTGAGACAGGAGAACTTGAAACAGCAGACCCTTCCGCAATATTCAAAGTGGATGCACCTATTAATCCACAAGAAGAAAAGGAAGCTGCCGCGGACAACATCCGTCAGACATTTGCACAGCAGCAGGCTGACAAGATAGACGGAAAATTAGAATTCAAGCAAGGTGATACCTATTCTATCATAAACAAAGAAGATGGTACGCAACACTCTTTGTCTATAATTGGTGATGCAATAGACGAAAAGACAGGACAGGTTAATCCTGAAATGGTGCTTGTTGATATTGACGGAGCTCAGCAGCCAACCATGTTACCAAAAGAGCAAGTACAACAGCAGGTTGATGAGGCTCGTCGAGTAGCCGTTGCAGCAACGCAGGTTGTAGAGCATGCGCCAGCTAGCAATACTTACAATACAAACGATGAAGTCACACTCTTTGACGAGGATGGCAATACTATTCGTGGCAGTATAACAGCCCCTGAGAATGAAGATGGTAAATTTGAAGTTTACACAGAGCAACCTATTAATGGTAAGAAAGTAAATCTGTTTAATGCTGGAGAGCTTGATGCTATGACGAAAGCGCCTGAAACTATTGCAAAAAATGCAACAGTTCAGCAGCCTCAGCAGCAGGAAGAGACTGAGGACTCAGTAGAAAAGGAAGCCCCCCAGCAGCAGGTAACAGCTTTGGAACGCATTCCTAAAGACGATTCTGGACAGCCTCTTTATGAGCAGACAGATCCTGAAACCGCATGGGATGCTATTGTAGAGCAGACGGAAGGTGACACGAGCATGGCACAGACTGTTGCTGATGACATGGTGTCTGATTTGGAAGCTGGTGTAAAAAAGGCTGAAAAGACCAAAACAAAGAGTGGCGGTAGTATTGCAGAAAAGATTGCAGCAGAGAAAGAACGTGCAGCGGTTATTGAACAGGCTAAGGCAACACTTGCACATTGGAGGAAGATAGCTGCTGTTAATCGTATGCGTGAGGCTGCAATACAAGCAGAGGAACAGCGCAAAGCTGATGAAGTGGCACGTGTACGTAAGGAAAAGGAAGATAAAGTACGCGCAGAGCAAGAAGAAGCAGAACGCATCAAGCGTGAAGCTCTTAATGGCGTACCCGATTTTGTAGAGGATAAGGCAACCGATGCACGGGCAAGAGGCTACAGACGTGTTAATGGAGATAAGGTAGATAGACAAGAGCCTATTGACGCGACGATAGGTAAAGAAGTACAGGTTAAATTTGATGATGATAACATTCCCACAGGACACGTTGCTATCATAGAAGCTAATCAGTTACAACCAAGTCATAAGAATGGGCAACGAAATCCACAGCACTTCATCGACGAGGCACAACCAAAAGAGCGCAAAGACGATGCAAGCGTAGGTGCAGCACGTAAAATTGCAGCAAAAATTCGCCCAGAAGAAATTACATCGTCTGTAACTGCTTATACTGGTGCACCAACAGTGAATAGTCGTGGAGAGGTTATTCAGGGCAATAATCGAAGTGCCGCACTTCGTGAGATGTGGGATAATCATCAGGAGCAAGGTGATAAGTACAAAAAGTATCTCATTGATAATGCAGAATCATTTGGTCTAAGAGCAGAAGACATTGCTGCAATGGATAAGCCAGTACTTGTTAATATGCTCGATGTGAACGATAATGAAGCTATTTCATTAGGTCAATTTGTAGCAAGTGATACAGAAAGCGGAGGTACAGAACGCATCAAGCCTAAGAATGTTGTTAAGAAACTTGGTGACAAGATGAAGAACTTTGCAAACATTCTTTTGCGAGCTAATGACGAGAATATTTCTTTTGCAGAACTTGTTGATAGTAATGGTGTGGATGCTTTGAAATGGCTAAACGCTAATGGAGTGATCAGTCCAACACAGTATAAGAGTGCATTTGATAGCAAAGGCAATATCACGGCAGAAGCTAAGAACGATATCAAGGGTATTATGTACCAGAGTATCTTCGAAGGTGGTAATACGCAGCTTGAAGAGATGTTTAATGCGTTACCTGCAAAAGCACAGAAGGCAATTCTTGCAACGGCATATCGTGATTATGACAGCCCACAAAGCGAACGTATGATAGAGGATATTCAGGACTCTATCATGGCATATTACGCTTTGTCACATGATAGCATGTTTATAAATGCTAAGAATCACAAAGATGTACGTATAGCTGTTGAAGCATGGAGAAGACAACTTGCTTTTGATGATGTTACAGGAGAGAGCTATCTCCCTGCAGAAAAATATAGTAACTTTGCATTATTGCTTGCTACTATGTACAAAGGCGAGAACCAGTCACTTATACAGGGTACGTTCAATAAGATGTACGACCTTATACAAGGCACACAAGAAGAAACTCTGTTCGAGCAACCTGATAACACACCACGTTCACTTGTGCAGGCAATCAAAGAAACTTTAAATATAGAACATAATGGACAACAAGGAAGCAATGTATTGGCTGGCGATAGTTCAGCAAGCCAAGAAGGGAGAACAGGAAGCAATGGAGATGCTACGTCAAGAGGACGAAGTGAGAATAGCGATGGGACAGAAACCAATCAAGGAGGAACTGAAGGAGATAGTGGAAAAATCAGAGAAGAAAGAGTAGAGAAAGCTGATGAAGGGGCTTATTCTCTTAGTCAACAGAAGTCTGACAATGGAGAGAACTTCTATCAAGACATCAATGGAAATATTGATTTAGCAAATATACCAGACGAGGTCTTTAATAAAATTAATAAACCTCAGGCACCTTTTCGTCTTACACCCTCTATGCTTAAACATGTTTTTGATAGGCATGGAAAGGAGATAGGACTCTCTAAAGCTGATGATGCGATAGATTTCGTATTAGATGTGATAGATAATTTTGATCACGTACGTCAAGGAGAAAAAGGTGCAATCATATTCTCTATCGAAAATGGTAGAAGTCGTACAGGTAGACGTGCAGTAACAGTTCTATTGGATTCGTTAAGTGGAAGCTATTACGGAATAAAGACTTCTGGTTATGAAAGAATAGAAGGCTTAACAAAAAGAACATTGTTATGGGAGAAGGGCGCGAAAGATACTTCTACTACAGGTGTTGCCCCTGCAAATGTTCCCACCGAGCAAGCTTCTCAAAGCAACGAGCAAGCTGGCAGCGCATCAAACCATAACAATGATTTCGAGGGCAAAGATAAGCAATCTTCTGATACAAAGCAAGAAATTGTAGACAATTATTTAGAAAAGTCCGCAAGAGATGCAGATTTATTTGCAATGGCTGAACGTGTAGCGGAAGAGGATAAAGCTAAGCGTACACGTAAAAAAGAGGAAGCAAAGGTCGATACCAATCCGACTGAGGCACAGAAAGAAGCTGGGAATTACAAGAAAGGTCATATCAAGGTAGATGGCTTCAATGTCACTATTGAGCAGCCTAAGGGCAGCATTCGTCGTGGTAAGGATGCAAATGGCAAGGAATGGGAAACCGAGATGCATAACACCTACGGATACATTCGAGGTACAGAAAGCGTTGATGGTGATCATATAGACATCTTTTTGTCAGATAACCCAACAGAGGGTAATGTCTTTGTTGTAGACCAAGTAAACAAAGATGGTTCTTTCGATGAACATAAGGTAATGTACGGATTCTCTGATATGGAGAGCGCAAGGAAAGCATACCTTTCTAATTATGAAGAGGGATGGCAAGGCTTGGGCAACATTACAGAAGTTAGCAAGGAAGAGTTCAAGAAGTGGATTGATAGCAGTAAACGCAAGACAAAACCGTTTGCAGAATATTCTTCTGTTAAAACAGAGGGAGATGTGAATGTACAACATCCTATTGAGAACAAAGGCAGCAAGCGTCTTGTGTCTAATGAACGCTACGAAGAATTAAAGAAACGTATGCGTTCTAAGTTGGGTCAGCTTAATTTAGGTGTAGACCCTGAGATGTTGGCTATTGGTGCAGAAATGGCTGTGTATCATATAGAGAATGGTGCACGTGCCTTTGGAGCCTATGCAAAGGAAATGATTTCTGACCTCGGAGATGCTATTCGTCCATACCTCAAAGCATTCTACAATGGTGCAAGAGATTTACCAGAGATGGCAGAGTTGTCAAAAGACATGACCCCTTATGACGAGGTGGGCCACTTTGACGTCGCTACAATTGGTAATGATGGTGAGCAGTTAACACCTTCCGCTATTGAAACAGCTGAGCAGATTAACAACGAAGCAACAGTTGAGTTTAATGCAAAGCAAGAACAGAGTAATACTAACGAGTTAGAAGATGTAGATAATGATGTGTATTCTATTACCAAGCAGCACAATAACAAGAAAGATGTTGATATCTGGGTTGTACGTGGTAAGGAGCGCACAGACAAGGATGTTTACACCCAGCGTAAGCAGGTGGCAAAAGAACATAATGGTTATTACTCTTCTTTCCGTGGTGTTAATGGTTTTGTGTTTAACACAGCAAAAGACGCACATGCTTTTGCAGATACAATCTTTAACACACAATCAGAAGAAAATAATACGCAAAATCCGCAAGAAAATATGCGTAAAGAGATTTTAAGCGGTAATAAAGATACTGTGCAACCAAAGGAAGAAACCAAAAATGCGGAAGTACACAGTAAGATTGATTCTGATATAAAATCATATTTAGCAGAGCAAATAAACTCTATTGCCAAGGACAAGACTATACAGCAAATCATTAATCCTGTGACAGGTAATTCTGAAGAAGTAATAAGAAATTCTGTTGCTAAAGAGCTGTATGACTTTGTCATAGACAATTACACTGATTATTCAGACCCTAAAATTAAAGCTTTATTAGACTTTGTTATTGGGGATAAGTCGTTGAGTAAAGAGGAAAATAAAAAAAATCTAGATCGAATTATTGATGCTGTAATTGCTCGTACTCGTTCTATCCTGGAAGAGGATGAAGATGTACAAGGGTTCCACGGTGGTGAACGTGTCTATTCTTTAAAGCATAGTGCTTATAAACATATAGTAGCTGCGTTCCATGGCTCAGACGGACAGATAGAATACTACAAGTTCTCTGATGGGACAAAGGCGAATGCTAATGAGGTGCAGAAAAATGAACCTGAAAAGAATTTGGAAGAGGAGAATCTCCGACCTACTACAGAACAATCAACTAATAGTAGGTTGCTTGCTCACTATAATGCGTTAAAAGAGAAGTATCCAGATACAAAAATTTTGCTCCGTGTTGGCGATTTCTACGAGACATATCAAGATGATGCAAAAGATTTATCTAAGACACTTGGTATTGTTCTTACCAAAAGGAATGATGGTATTAGCGTGGTTGGCTTCCCAGATCATTCACTTGACAACTATCTCCCGAAATTGATACGTGCTGGCTACAGGGTAGCTATTAACGGCAAAGATGAAACTGCAAACGATACTCCTACATCTAATGGACTCGAAGGTAGGTTTACTTCTGAGGAGGATATAGAGAGTATCTTTGGAAAGACATTTGTTAATAACGAAACTGGTACAGAAATTAAAGTTGGGCATTTCATCTCCCCTTATAAGGTTGCTATTAAGCTAAATGGGCAGGCTTCTATTGAAGAATGGAGACATCTTGCAAAGACGCTTAATAAAGAAGGGTGGCAGGAGAAGATCGTCCCTGATTTGCACGGCTTCAATATTGGTGATAAGGTGATGTATAAGGGCAAGGAGGCAACTCTTTATGACATCGACAAGGCTGATAATAATAGACCAATACTTGATACAGGTTTGGCTCCAGTCATGTATGAGGTTACTAATTGGGATGAGCTTACACCTGTTGCAAACTCAAATGGAGCGATTGCTGCAAAAGAAGAAAAAGTAAGTACAGAGAAAGAAAAACCAGCAAAAAAGAACAACTCAAAGAAAAAAGATGTATCTTTGAAGCAGCCTACCACAGGTGATTTGTTTGGAGGCTTCTTCGATGAAAACGAATATAAATCACAGAACAATGAAGATAACTCAAGAACTCGAACAGAAAATCGAACAGGAAATGATGAAGTTTCGCAACGAGAATCTTCTGGGAGCAGGTCAGTTAACGAAAGACAACTGGACACAGATACTGAAAGACGCAGGTCTGAGCAACAAGGAGATAGCCGAATACAGGGCAGAACGTCAGAGGAGCGAAGCAGCAATGAACGACCCTCTGGACGCTTATCGAGATTAAACGTTTCTAATAATCATGCTGAGCGTGGAGTAGACTATGCTCCTACATCAGTTGATGCTCGTATTGAAGCCAATATCAAAGCTATTGAGTTGGCTAATGAACTTGTCGAGAGTGGCGAAAAAGCAACTCCCGAACAAATGTCTGTTCTCAGAAGGTTTAGTGGATGGGGAGGTTTAGGCAAAGCCTTTAATCAAACTTCATACAACTGGAGTAAAGATTCTATCCCTGCTCGGCTACAGAATTTGCTCGGTGCAGAGGGTTATGAACAAGCCGTGATGAGTGCTAATAGTGCTTATTATACACCTGCGTACGTTATAGATACGCTGTGGGATGTTGCAAAACAGATGGGCTTTAAGGGTGGCAATATTCTTGAAGGCTCTGCAGGTATCGGTAATATTCTTGGTCTTATGCCAATGAATATAAGCGACAATAGCCATATTCAGGCCGTTGAGATAGACGGAACGTCTGGTAACATCCTTTCTTTGCTTTATCCTGAGGCGAATATCAACATACAAGGCTTTGAACAGACACGAGTTCCGAATGGAAGTGTAGATCTTGCTATTACTAATGTTCCTTTTGTTACAGGTCTTCGAGTAAACGACACAACAGGAGACGGCGACCTTTCTAAGAAATTCCACAATATTCACGACTTCTGCATTGCTAAGAATGTGCGTAAACTTCGTGAGGGTGGTATTGGTATTTTTATATCCTCAAATGGTACGCTTGATAACTCACAGAAACTACGCGACTGGTTGGTAAGTGATGGTAACGCTGATGTTGTCGGTGCTTTCCGATTGAATAATAAAACATTTGGTGGCACTGGTGTTACATCAGATATTATCGTTATTCGTAAGCGTGTTAATGGTCAAGTTTCGCCAAACGCAATAGATGTAAGCACTGTTACAGGTGAACGTTCGGTCAAATTTGATACAGGGGAGACGAAACGTGTCAAGGGTGTAGAAGTTCCAGTTGTTAAACATCTTTCGATGGATTACAACAAATACTTCATTGATCACCCTGAAATGATGGCTGGTAAGATGGAGTTCGCTTTTGAACATGGAGACAACTATCGGGCAACTTCAAAAGGTCTTTATCCTACTGCTGACAAGCCACAAGATAAGTTGCTAAAGAACTTTGTTAAGTCTTTTACTAACATGAAAAACGAGGCTGCCTCAACAAAACAAGACACGGAGCCTATTAATGTGTATGAGGAACTTGGTAACGATGTCAAAGAGGGAAGCATGCTTGTCAACAAAGATGGTCAGCTTTGTGTGGCTCAATTAGGTCAAGCAGTTCCACTCAATCTTAATGCTAACAAGGTCAAAGGTCACACTAAAGAAGAGTGTTTTAAGGCTTATACGGATATTAAGCAGGCGCTTAATGATGTATTAAAGTATCAGACAGAAAATGAGGGCAACGATGGATTACAGTCATTACTTGATAAATTGAATAAGGCGTACGACTCTTTTGTAGATACATATGGTCATCTTAACAAGAACACTTCTATCGCATTTTTGCGCAACGATGTCGACTATCCAAACGTATTCTCTTTAGAGAAATATGAAGAAAAAGCAGATAAAGATGGTAAGCGCGTCGAATTATTCCATAAAACAGACATCTTCAAAAAGCGTGTTGTTGAGAAGAATGTGGAACCACAGCCTAAGAATGTAAAAGATGGTATCGTGGTGAGCGTTTATAAGTTTGGCAAAATAAATGTCCCATATATCAGTAATCAGCTTGGCAAGGCAGAGGAAGATGTTAAACGTGAGATTATTGCAAGCGGATTAGGTTTCGAGAATCCTGTAAGCAAACAGGTGGAGGTATCATACCAGTATCTTAGTGGTAATGTAAGAGAGAAATTGAAGCAGGCAGAAGGGAGTAATGAAAACGGAGAGTATAACGACAACATTAAAGCCCTTAAAGATGTTATACCTAATAGTATACCTGCGCATCTGATAGAGTTTAACTTAGGTTCATCATGGATTGCGCCAGAACTTTATGAGGAATATGTTAAGGATAAAACGGATGTTGATGTCAAGTTTACAGCAGCAGGCGGAACATGGTTTATGAAAGAGCCGCATTGGACGAACAATGAAAAGAATCGTTCATTTGGCGTACATAGCGACTTGTTGGGTAAACATGTTATGGGACATGAACTTATAGAAGCGGCTATCCAGAATAAGACTATTACAGTTTCTACAACACGCAAGCATTATGATGGCACAACAGAGACTATAACTGATAAGGAAGCAACGCAAGCATGCTCAAGCCGTATAGACGAAATAAGGCAGGAATTTAAGGACTGGGCACGTAATAAAATGCAGAATGATCCTGATATGTCTGACAAGATGGAGCAGCTGTATAATGACCTTTTCAATAATTACGTACCTATTGATATACCAAGTGAATACATCCCTGAGCATTTCGGAGGTGCTACTCATAACATCACATTACGTCCACATCAAGCAAAGGCCGTTGTACGTGGAACGATGCAGCCGTTAATGCTTGCACATGAGGTAGGTACAGGCAAAACCTTTACACTTATTTCCACAGCAATGGAAATGCGTAGGTTGGGCACAGCACGTAAGCCTATGATTGTAGTACAGAATGCAACTGTTGGGCAGTTTGTTGCAAGTGCAAAACAGTTATATCCAAATGCTAAGATTCTTACGCTTGAGGATAGTGACCGCAATGCGGAAGGAAGAAAGAATTTCTATGCTAAGATACGTTACAACGATTGGGATATGATAGTCGTTCCTCAATCGACCTTTGAATTTATCCCCGATAGCGAAGAGCGTCAGATGGCATTTATCCAGGATAAAATAGAAGAGAAGCAGGCTGTTTTGGAGAAGATGAAAGAAGCCGATGATTCTGGTCGTAATCTAATCACTCGTCAAGCAGAGAAAGAAGTTGAGCAATTGAAAGAAGAATTGGCGCATTTGACTAATACGCTTTCTGAAAAGAGAACGGTAAAAGACGAAAAACGACGTGCTGTTACAAACCAGAATACAGAGGTGAAAGCTCGTGAGATGCTTGAGCGGAGAACTGATGATACAGAGAACTTTGATGATATGGGGATTGATGCACTGCTTATCGATGAAGCGCACGAGTACAAGCATCTTGGATTTGCAACTGCAATGCAACGTGGTGTTAAAGGTGTAGATAATTCCTACTCTAAGAAGTCACAAGGTGTTTATCTCAAAACGCAAGCTGTATTACAAAAGAATCATGGACGTAACGTTATTTTTGCAACTGGTACTCCTATCAGTAATACAGCAGCGGAGATATGGACATTCATGCGTTATCTCATGCCTGCTGACACAATGAAAGAGTATGGAATCTATTACTTTGATGACTTCGTACGAAACTTTGGTAATATCCAACAGATGCTTGAGTTTACCACTAGCGGAAAGTTCAGAGAAAACAATCGTTTTGCTGGCTATATTGATTTACCAGAATTAGTGCGTATTTGGTCAAGTGTATCAGACACTGTTCGAACAAAAGATGCAGGTGGAGTCAGTGATAAAATTCCTGAGATGGAAGGAGGTAAAGCGCAAGACCTTTACTTGCCTCAAACGACAGCACTTCGTGGCATTATGAAATACGTCAAATCTGCGCTTGAAGAATACGACAATATGAGCGGTAAGGAGAAAAAAGAGAAATCTCACATTCCACTTACAATGTATGGTATTGCTAAAGCAGCAGCGGTTGACGCACGACTAGTTGACGCAACGGCAGAAGACGATCCCAACAGTAAGACTAATGAAGCTGTACGTCAGACTTTGCGTTCTCTAGAAGAGACAGCCTCATATAACGGTACTGTAGCATTATTTGCAGATAATTATCAGAATAAAGAGAGCGGTTTCAATCTGTATGAAGATATTAGAAGGAAACTCATAGAGGCGGGCGTACCAGAGAAGCAGATAGTTGTTATGAAGTCTGGAATGACTATCAAAAATAAGTTGGAAATCTTCGATAAAGTTAATCGTGGAGAGGTACGTGTAATTATGGGTAGTACATTTACGCTTGGTACAGGCGTGAATATACAAGAGCGCCTACATACGCTGATACATATCGATGCACCTAATAGACCTATGGATTATACGCAGCGTAATGGACGTATATTGCGACAAGGAAATATTCATAAGGATATGAATAAGCCTGTGCGCGTGCTTCGTTTCGGAGTAGAAGATAGCTTAGATGTAACTGCTTATCAGAGACTAAAGACTAAGGGTGCTATTGCTGAAAGTATAATGAATGGTAAACAGCTCATGGCAAACAGTATGGAGAATCGTATTCTTGAAGAGGAAGAAGATGCTTTCGGAGATACTGTAGCGCAACTTTCAGGAAGTGAGTATGCTATGTTGAAGAACCAAGCAGAGAAGAACGTCCGTAAGTACGAAAGTCGCAAACGCCAGTGGGAAGCTGATCAAACTTACATTCACAATGCTAAGCCACGTCTTAATGGACTTATCAAGAATGCTCAACTTCAAAAGGAAGAGAACGAGAAGAACCTTTCACTTGTGAATAATACCTACCCTGATGGCAAATTTAAAGCTATCATCGTTGGTAAAAACAAGTATGATAGCGTAGCAGAAATGGAGGATTTCTTTAAAGACCATAATAAGAAGGTTAAAGAAGAAAGCGAAAAGGTTAAGAATGGAACCAATGCTACTTATGGTAGTACCATTAATGTTGACATTGATGGACTAAACTTTACCATTCATACCGAAGTTTCAAAAGAAACAACTTCTAAGGGAATTAATATCTTTGCTAAGTCTACTCGTACAATGACATATTCTCAAAAGGAACTTGGGCTTGAAGATGTACCTGTAAAGGGTGCGTTGATACGCAATGCTATAGAGGATATTACCGATAATATAATTACGGGTGATGATTTCAAGGAAAGGATAGAACGTGCGACGCAAAATATCTCTCATTATAAGTCTGATTTAGAACATGTTCTTTCAAGAGAAGGTAAACCTTTCGAATTCGAGAGTGAACTTGAAGAAGCTAAGGCGAAATATGTAGAGTACACAGAAGCGATGAAGAAAGAGATGGAAGAAAAGGAGAAGAAGTATGCCGAGATGGATAAACACGTTGAGGCAACCTCTTCACTTTCAGAAATTCCTGAAGATGATCAAACTCTTATGCGTTCTGGGCAAGGTCCATTATCGGATAACGAACTAAGCTTTATTAATGACCCAGTTGCAAAGATGCTTGGTAAGAGCAATCGTACCGAGGATGATCATAAAGCTTTTGCGGAAAGGGAACGTCAGCGCATGATAAACCGTATAAGTGAACTTGCTGACAGTCTACATCTTGATAACGTTGAAACTGTCATAGATAGTAACGGCTTGCAGGGTAAAAATGCTAAGGCAAAGGGATTCTATTCTAAGAGCAGCGATAAAATTACTATCATTGTTCCTAATCATACAAGTGTAGAAGATGTGGAGAAGACTCTACTACATGAAGCTGTGGCGCATTATGGACTAAGGAAATTGTTTGGCGAACATTTTGAAACGTTCCTTGATAACGTTTATCAGAATGTTGAACCAGAAATAAGACGTCTCATAACGGAGCAAGCGGCAAAGAACAACTGGGATTTCCGTACAGCAACAGAAGAGTATCTTGCTGGACTGGCAGAACGAACAGACTTTGAGAGGGTTCATCATACAATATGGAATAAAATAAAAAGCCTATTCCTAAAGATGTTGCATAGCATAGGTTTTGAGGACTGGTCAGCTACAGAATTAAGTGACAACGAACTTCGTTATTTACTATGGAGAAGTTATGAGAACATGAAAGATCCAGGCAGATATCGTAGTATATTGGGTCAGGCAGAAGACATAGCAAAGCAAAATGAATTAAAGGTTGGAAACTATGATCAGCGGAACACTGATTCTTCTAATGTAGCTGAACGAGGGATTCTATATAGAGAAGATGATTCTAAAGAGAAAGAGCATGTTAATGCGAGAGAGAAATACGAGCAGCGTGTTAATAGAGCAATGTTCCAGACACAAGAAGCCTTGCAAGATAGTATGCTTGGGCTTAAAGAGGCTATGAATGCTATTATTAAAGCTGAGGGAAAGAATATAAATATTGAGGACATTGATGGCTATGAAAATGCCTACTTAGGCGAAAACAGATTGTCGTCAGTAAACAAAGCGGAGGCGGATGCTTTTGCACACCTTGTATTTAAGCCAATGCTTGCAGAAGTTTCTAAGCTATGTAAGAATGCACAAGAACGTGCTGAACTTGTGGATTATATGATGGCAAAGCACGGCTTGGAACGTAATGCTGTCATGCGTAATCGTGCGATAGAAGACATTATTAATAACGAAAAGTTAAATGATGCTCAAAAAAGTGCACGTGCGGGTTTAGCAGAGAATCGTGACTATGCAGGCCTTACAGCATTGACAGGCAAAGATAATGTTACGGAGGCAGAAGCAGATGCTGAGGCAATGGTTTCAGGATACGAGAGCACTCATGATACTACCAATCTCTGGGACAAGGTAAATACCGTAAACGCTGCAATTTTGTCTAAGAGTTACGAGTGTGGAATGATGGATAAGGACACTTATGAGAAAATAAGCGATATGTACAAATACTACATTCCTCTTCGTGGCTTTGATGAGACAACAAGTGAGGAAGCATACGCATACCTTTTGCATCAGAATAGCGCTTTCAATGCACCAATCAAAGTTGCCAAGGGACGTTCTTCTAAAGCTGATGACCCTTTTGCGAATATGCAAAGTATGGCTGAGAGTGCTATAACGCAGGGAAATAGAAACAAACTTGTTAAACAGCGCTTCTTTAACTTTGTACTCAATCATCCAAGCGACCTCGTTAGCATTAGTGACATGTGGTTAAAATATGATGATGTGGCAGACGAATGGAAGCCAGTATTCCCTGACAACTTTGAGGAAAATGACTCAGCAGAGGATATTGAACAGAAGTTGAAAGAGTTTGAAGATAAAATGAAAAAGCTTGCTGAGCAGGCTCCAGACAAGTATAAGCATGGAAAGGAAACTGCAAATATTCCTTATAGAGTTGTTGATAGCCGTGACTTGCGTCAGCATCAAGTACTTGTTAAGCGTGGAGGAAGAGATTATGTTTTAACACTTAACGGTAATCCACGAGCAGCTCAAGCTCTCAATGGGCAGACTAATCCAGACAATGATACATCAGGTGCTATCGGTGCTATTCTTAAAGCTGGAGAGATGGTTAATAGACAACTAAGTGCGTTCTATACTACAAGAAATCCAGATTTTGTTGTATCAAACTTTATTCGAGATATGCTTTTCTCTAACTCAATAGTATGGGTAAAGGAGAATCCGAATTACGCATTACGCTTCCATAGAAACATTGCACGTTGCAACCCTGCACAAATAAAAGTCCTTCTTGCAAAGCATAGAAAAGGAACGCTTGACATGAATAATAAACTGGAACATATGTTCTATCAGTTTATGATGAATGGTGGCGAAACAGGCTATGCTAACGTGAGAGATATCGAGCAGCATAAGAATGATATTCGTAGAGAACTGAAGCGTGCTAATGGTAAGTTAAGTATTACAAAAGCTTTTAATTTACTTGGAGAAAAACTTGATGAATATAATCGTGCTGTTGAGAACTGCGCACGCTTTGCAGCTTATCTTACGTCACGTGAGATGGGTAGAACAGTAGAACGTTCTATTTACGATGCAAAAGAAATATCTGTAAACTTCAATAAGAAAGGTAGTGGTGCGAAGTTTATGAACGCAGTTGGGCAGACAAAAATTGGTACTGCCAGTGCTTTTGTTTCGGGTATAGGACGCAGCGGGTTTGTCTTCTGGAATGCCGCAATACAAGGTACAACAAACTTTGGTAGACAGTTTAAGAAACATCCTGCTAAGGCTTTTACCGCTTCGGCTATAATGTTCTTACTTGGCGCTGTAATTGCAGGTATAGGAATGGGAGACGGAGATGATGACGCAGATGCAAATAGTTATTGGAACTTGCCTGAATATGTAAGGCGTAGCAATATCTTGTTTAAGATAGGAGACCAATGGGTCTCTATTCCATTACCTGTAGAGTATCGTGCAATTTATGGCATGGGAGAACTTATGGTAAGTGCTATGAGTGGAAAGGAGCATTTTACAGGGTCAGAGTTAGGTAAGGCAATAGCCGGACAGGCAACTCAGGTTCTTCCTATTGACTTCTTAGAAGGTGGAGGCGGTGTTAAGGCATTTGTACCAAGTGCTGTTAAGCCATTTGCAGAAGTTTATAGCAATAAGGGTTGGACAGGTATGCCTATCTATAAAGACACTCCTTATAATAAGTACATGCCAGAATGGACAAAAGCATACAAGAGTGCTAACAAATATCTCGTTGGAATAGCTAAAACGCTTAACGAGGCTACAGGTGGAGACGCCTACACTAAGGGTTCCGTTGATATTAATCCAGCGCAGATAGAATATCTCCTTAATGGATATTTTGGTGGTGTTTCTGGCACTATAGATAAACTTTCTAAGAGCGCAGAGACTATAGCTGGGGATAGAGAGTACGACCCACGCAATTTCTTACTTCTCAATCGAATCTTAAAGAATGGAGATGAGCGTACAGAGGCACGTGCTATCAACAATGAGTATATGCGTGTTAAAGAAGAGCATGATGTCTTAAAGGCAAGAATGAAGCATTATGAGAATGATACTGACAAAGGTCTCTTTGATTATGCTGATAAGATTGATTTTCTATATAACTCTCCAGAGTTTGCTCGTTATGAGATTTTTGAAGACTATAGTAAGGATATTGATGCCCTGTATCAAGAGTTGAAAGAAGCTAATGATGGAGCAGAGCATCTCTCAATTGAGAAAGAGCTTACAGAACTAAAAAAAGAGATGATTGAAGAAATGAATAAGACACGTAAATAGTTAAACTTATGATAGTGTAGGCATTGTTTATCTTTGCCTACACTATTAAATTGGATATCAATATGCATACTGTTACAAATAAAAGGGAGAAGCTTATACCGATGAGCCGTATTACTCCAAATACAAAAAACGAGGAAATGGATACGGTTGCTTTTCATGCAAACAATTTTGAGAGGCGTAGGGCTTTTGATGTACTCATGGAGGCTCAACACTATTGGAACGAAATGGAGCAGTTCCGAAAAGATAGACAGAGAAACAAGAGATACACCTACGGAGACCAATGGGACGATAAGATTTGCGTCGATGGCAAAACGATGACAGAGGAAGAGTATATCAAGCAGCAAGGTAACGTTCCGCTAAAGAACAATCTTATCCGAAGACTTGTTCGTAATGTACTTGGTGTATATCGCTCGCAATCGAAAGAGCCTACATGTGTAGCACGAGATAGAGATGAGCAGAAACTTGGAGAAACTATGTCTACCATTCTGCAATGTAATATGCAGCTCAACAGAATGAGCGAGGTATATGCACGTACAATGGAAGAGTTTTTAATCTCTGGTTTTATTGTACATCGCAAAAGTTATGGATGGCGTAACGGCAAGGAAGATTGCTGGACGGATTACGTACAACCTAACAACTTCTTCATTGATAACAATATGCGTGATTTTCGTGGTTGGGACGTAGGTTGTTTGGGAGAGGTTCACGATATTAGCTTTGGACAACTCTGTGAACAGTTTGCAGAGGCTCCTGAGGATTATCGTAAACTGAAGGACATATATAAATGGGCAGATAGTAAGGAATATATAGCGAGCTACGCAGAGAAGTTTGGTTACAGTAGACTTGATAATTTTGATTTTC